ACAGCAATCACACTCGTGCTGTTTTAGCTGGTCGGACCACGGACTGTACCTAAGCCACATAGTACCAGAACCATCGCACTCACTGCAATCAATCATCATAGATCACCTCCCAACTATTAGTAAACCGGGCCACCCACATTTGGGTTGGATTTATCATTAGCTTCGGACCTTTCTTTGCTCTCGTTCCGATCACCCGTACCGCTAAACTTGTTCGTGAAGTCGGCTTTTTCTTCTGGGCTTTTTTCTTCGCCATCGGTGATCCTCACTGGCTTCAAATCTCGCATGATAGCCATAATCTCATTGGCATCATCCCACCTTAAACGCCTAGCTTTATTTAAAATAACTTCAGCGTTTTCTTTCGTAAGCAAATAATGTTGCATTGTCAACCTCCACTTTGTCCCATAATTACGCGAGCCTTCAAAACTTCCTTGAGCTTCTGCTCCTTTTCCTCGTCACCACCACAATCGATAATGACATGGTTCTCAAACCAAGACGCTCTGTCTTTCTTCTTGGCGTCACCCGCTGCCCTTGCTCTAGCTCGTGCGGATTTAATTTTATCTGGCATGTTATTTATCTTCCTTTACAAGATTTTTCCAACTTATGGGAAACTCAACAGCACAATGATCGCTGATGCGTTGAGCTACGTCGCGTGTTTCTTCCTGCGCGTCTTTCTTTAAACGCAGATTACAAACTCTACTAAACGCATATAGACTACCAGACCAGTACCAGCTTGTCATCATATCCTGCGGCAACACCCTTCGTGCTTGTTCTGGGCACACGTCCTTTCTTAGTAGCGCGTTGTATGCATTAACACATACAATTTCAGCTTCTTTCTTTATGGCATTAGCAATACCTTGAGATGCAATAGGTTCAGATAAGCTACCTTGCTTTTTATCTTTAGCCCGTTTGCGCCACTCAGTAGGAGTATAGAACTCAGGCGTGCTATCCACATACCTACGACTAACCTCATTCCAAGCTAACCCTACCTGATGTTTCTGTAACTGTCTAGCTATGAATATAGGCGCGTCAATCTTGAACTGAATAAACACATGGCTGAATGGTGACCAGTGCCCGTGTTCTGCGAGATACTTGATTAGCTTCTCGTCGCTACTGTCAAGTTCATCTTTGTGCTTGGCGAAGGAGACACGAGCAGCGTTTACTACCGTCCGGTCGGTGCCCATAGAGTCCATCCGGTTAACTTGAATTAAGCCCATCAGCAATCATCCTCACGTTAAATTTTTCTTGATCCAACCTAATAACCATTTGTTGTCTCGCCAAAGTGCTGTTTCTGCGCTTGCCATGACAGAACAAATACGCTCTTCACTATCTTTGTTACCCTTGAGTTGATACACTGCAAAAATAGCGTGATTGATTTCGTGTTTCAAAGTGTCTACAAGTAATGGACCCTTTAAATTTTTCTCGATTCGGATTCTACCATTGATATATGAAAAGTCTCCGAATATCTCATCGTTTAAAGGTACGAAATCTACATCAAAATCAAAGGCAGCAATTTTAATCTTCATGGGTTTCATGCGCCATCCTTTCATCAACTTTGGCTTCGGCTTCCTCTGGTGACAGCCCTTCCTCAATGAACTGTTCGTAGAGTGCTTCCATTGTGTTCAGCATCGCGTCAGGTCTACTCATAGCCAAGCCATTTCTTTTTACTAAACGGATACAGTTTATCTATAGCTAAGTTGTAGCAATCTGCTTTTACCATAAAGCCATTGGCACGATCAATAGTCCCGCGCTTCATAAAACGTGCGTTGTTATAGAACGCCTTTTTAGTTATCCAACCCAAGAACCAACCTTCCTTCTTGCTTTCATGTACTCTTACAAAAGCATAGTAGTCGCATTTCTGGTCTGTGTTCTGGGCGGCAACACTACAATCGTAGTGGGGCAGGGGTACGACAGAAGTCTTCTTGGTCTTGACCTCAACGGTCGTGCCGTTGGGCAGCACGATGTCGTAATTTGTGTTGTACTTTTTTGTGGTGTTGATGTTGTCGCCACCCATAATAAAATTAGCGACTTCTTCACCAAGAAAACCAATGCCGTTGCCCTTGCCTTTGGTAATGCTACCATACAACTTACCCATTACATTTGCTTTACGAGTAGCTCGCTGCTTCATAACGGGTGTTATGTCAACTTTAATCATACTGGAGTAAGACCTGTGTAATAAAAATAAGACAGTATTCCTGCAAGGTATATAGCGAGTATGCTTGCATTAACTACTATCAACGCACGATCAAACCACAGCAACCCCACCACTAACCAGAGGGATGTGCCCACCATGAGACAGGCTATGTTGTATGGCTCGATGTCAAAAGAATTAAGAGCAGCCCCAAAAATTACAAATGCCGTGGCTGCCCACTTTATGTACCAACTTTTGTCGTGGGTTGGTGTGACTTTCTTGACTTCCATTCTCTCTCCTTCCCGTGTTGCTGCAAGTGCCACCCTCATTCTTGCAGTGCTGCCAACCTCAATTCATTGACACCCTTCTATTACGACCCTATGTAGATAGCACACTAAAAAAATGTTTGCAAGGGGGTTGACGCAAGTTTCTTGGGTTGCTAGGATCGTTACACCCCGTGAGGGGGTAAACCTATATTAACCATCAGAGGGGACCATGAAGCACCAGCGTAAAGATCGGGAAAAGCGTAAGCCTCCCAAAAGAAGGAACGAGTTTGCACACGAGCTTCAGGAGAAAAAATACCACCAGCGGGTGGTGAAGATGAAGAAGAAGCAGTATGAAGAAGAACTGCTAGAAGAGGAAATGGAGAGATACCTCAATGAGTTCCCAAACCCTGCTGACTAACGAAGACTGTATAGAAGAAACAGTCGGGCTTGGCAGACTAAGGACAGATTGTCCTGTTTGTGGTGGCAGCAATAGCTTTTCTGCAACGTACCTACCGAATACCTTTCAAGTAATATACAATTGTTTTAAAGCTGACTGCGACAACAAGGGTGTTGAGTTTGTTGGACTAAACAGAACATCATCTCTTGGATCGTTGTTTACCGTGCCAGACAGAAAACAATCTGTGGTAGAAACAAAAGAATTTTTACCGACCGACAGTTTCATTGAACCAGAGTACAGCAAAGAAGCTGTAGACTACTTGCACAGGGTACAGTGCTATCATCTGCACAAAGAAAAACACATCAAAGTTAAATACGATTTAAAACTTAATCGTGTTGTGTTTCTTGTAAACGATTTGAAAACCCCCGGCAAAATCATAAACGCTGTTGGTCGGACCCTCTACAAAAAAGGTTTACCCAAGTGGTACAAGTACACTAGCCAGCCTTCGGACTACGTTATTGGTTCGGGGGCTGTTGCCGTTGTGGTAGAGGACATACCTTCAGCTTGTGTTGTATCCAGTCTGGACAACTACGTTGGCATTGCGCTGTCCGGTACTGCAATGTCAGAGAATCTTATCTGCCATTTAACTACAACAAACTACAGTAAAGTATTGATTTGTTTAGATAAGGACGCCGCATTGAACAGTATGTCAATGTGTGCTAGACTCAAGCACAAGGTCAAGGGCATGTCTGTTATGTTCCCGAATGTGGACATAAAAAGTATGGACGAAGAAACTCTTGAGGAATTTTTTACAGAGAAAGAACACAATCATGGCTAAGAAATCTGCTTTCAAGAATGATTACGCGCCCAAGAAACGCTCCAAGCGTAGGCACAAGAAGCCACCACTCCACATGCGTAAGAAGCTTACGCCTTCCCAGTCGCGGATGATTAAGAACGGAAGCTAGTACATGGAGAACCTAGAACTAAACCTCCTTGCTTCCACTCTCAGAACAGAACACTGGGAAAAAATAAAAAATTTTATAACACCTCAGATGTTTCCCAAGGAGTGGCGGTCTATATCACAGGCCATCACTGAGGCGCATCTGAAGTATGACAACATTGAACTGTTGGATGCTAAGACAGTCCATGCTGTTCACGGGATGATGTTCCCTGCCATGCCCGACAGCAAGGGCGACGAGGCCAATGAACTAATCACCAGCCTGTGCAACGTGCCAGAGATGGACGACAACCTAGCCTACGACTATGCCAAGAAGTTCTGGCAACGTAGCATGGCGAAGCAGATAGGTGAGAAGGCTGTACAGTTCTGGGTGGGTGACGATGAGAACGCTTTCTCTGACATCGCAAAGCTCATGGACCGCGTAATTAACAACTCAATGGAAGGGCACGAAACCTTTACCATTGTGCATGAAAGCTTTGATGAGTTAGTCGAGTCCAACAATAAGCCCCCAGAGTTTTTGTTTGGTATCCCTTCTATGGAAGAGCATCTACCGGGGATGAACCGCGCTGACTTCGGTGTCATTTTTGCACGGCCAGAGGTTGGCAAGACCAGCTTCTGCGCCCACCTTGTGGCTCAATACCTTGCACAAGGTAAGAAGGTACACTACTGGGCCAACGAAGAACTAGCCAAGAAAGTAAAGCTGAGAATAACAACAGCTTTCTTTGACATAGATAAATATACTTTGCTGGAGAATAGGCATGATTACAAATCTACCTACGATGATGTTATTGGCAATAACCTTGTTGTTATTGATTCCGTAGGCACGGACATCACAGAGATAAACAGCTTCACCACGTTGAACAAACCCGATGTTATCTTCATTGACCAACTAGATAAGGTTAAGATTGGTGGTGACTTTGGGCGCGGTGACGAGCGGCTCAAAGAGTTGTATGTCATGGGCCGTGAACTGGGCAAGCGCAATGACTGTCTTGTTTGGGCTGTGTCTCAGGCTAACTACGAGGCGCACCAGCGGGAGATCATTGACTTCTCCATGATGGACAACAGTCGTACCGGCAAGGCTGGTGAGGCAGATGTCATCCTTGGCATAGGCAAGGGCTTGGGTGTTGATGACAACACGAGGTTCCTGACTATCAGCAAGAACAAGGTCAATGGCTGGCATGGTACAGCCCACGCATTCTTAAACATTGCAACAGGAAAGTACTACGTATGATTACCTGTTTAGATATTGAGAACACCTTTTCTAAAAAAGATAGTTCTCCATACTCTGGCAAAAATCAATTGGTGTCTGTTGGATACAAGACGGACACAGGAGACAAGGATTACCTCTGTTTTTTTCACAGCGACAGGCCGCCTACGCCCAACAACTTTGGGCTGTTGCAGGATGTACTGTCCAACACAACGCTACTGATTGGTCACAACATCAAGTACGATCTTCAGTGGCTCTTGTACAGTGGCTTTGTTTATGATGCTGCTGTGTGGGATACAATGGGCGTTGAGTACTTGCTTGCCAGAGGCATGAACAGAGAGATAAACCTTGATGCCTGTTGTAAAAGAAGAAACGTGCAGCAAAAGAAAACAGGACTGATTGACAACTGGAGTACCCAGCCGGATGAGATGTCATGGACTATCTTAGAAGAGTATGGTACACAGGACGTTAACTCTACTTATGACCTAGCAATGGCACAGGCAGAGTTACTTGAAATAGACTTAAAGGAATGGTCTGTCCAATGATGGAACCTGTGGTCAAGCTTCACATGGATGTCTGTCGTGTTCTCTGTGACGTAGAGACAAACGGCATTCGGATTGATGTTGACAAGCTCTCTCAGATCGAGAGGGACTTCAAGAAAGAGTATGCTGACCTAGCGGAAGACCTTGATCGAATTATTAACGATCTGTGTGGGGACACGCCCATCAACCTTGCATCTGCCGAAGATCGGTCCAAGTTCTTCTACTCTCTTGCTGTTAAGGACAAGAAGGTATGGAAGGCAAAGTTTGATCTCGGCACTGTCTTGAAGGACGGCAAGCGTAAGAAGAAGTTTGTCAGGACTACAGCCCACAGACAGTTCATTATGAAGTACATCCCACTGGTCAAGCCTGTCAAGAAGACAAGGCGCAGAGACTGTACCAACTGTGGTGGCAGGGGCAGCGTTGAGTTTGTACGCAAGGACGGTAGCTACGGTATGCCCCGCAAGTGTAAGACTTGCTTCGGTCGTGGCTCTGTCTACAACGAAACACCAGATGTGGCTGGCATTGGCTTACGCCCAGAGAACGAGAAGGACTTGTCTGTTCACGGTTTCAAGACAGACATGACAACTATCCGCAGCAAGCTTTTACAGGTTGATGGGGACAAACGAGAGTTTCTTGAAAAGTACATGAGGTATAATGCTCTTTCTACATACCTCAATACTTTTATAGAAAATATTAAAATTAATACAAACAAGAAAGGATACATACATCCACAGTTTATGCAGTGCATAACAGCAACGGGCCGCTTATCTTCGCGCAATCCTAACTTTCAGAACATGCCTAGAAGTGGTACTTTTCCTGTTCGCGCTGCTATCGTGAGCCGTTTTGAAAACGGTAAGATACTTGAGGGGGATTACAGTCAGCTAGAGTTTCGGGTGGCTGCTTTCCTTTCTCAAGACAAACAGGCTCTTGAAGACGTTAAGAATAAGATTGATGTCCACTCATATACTGCGGACATTATCGGTGTATCTCGACAAGACGCAAAGGCACACACATTTAAACCCCTCTATGGTGGTACGTCAGGCACTGAGGCGGAACGTCGATACTACACCGCATTTCTTGAGAAGTACTCTGGTGTTGCAGAATGGCAACAGAGGCTATGTAACGAGGCACTGGTGAGGAAAAAGCTTACTCTCCCATCAACTAGGGAATACATGTTTCCTAATGTTAGGAAGTATCCCAGTGGTGGTTACTCTAATTCAACCCAAATAAAAAATTATCCTGTTCAAGGATTTGCAACGGCTGATCTTTTACCTATCGCATTGGTAGTGCTGCATAAAAAAGTTAAAGAAAGTGGAATAAAAAGCTTGATCTGTAACACAGTACATGATAGTATTGTTATGGATGTTCACCCTGACGAAGAGGAAATCTGTATAGAGTTAATGAAGAATGCAATGCTAAGTCTTAAAGACGAGTGTTCTCTAAGGTTTGGCGTTGAGTACAATATGCCTGTTGGCATTGAGTTGAAGATTGGAACTAACTGGTCCGACTTAAAGGAAGTCGGCGTTTACGAAAGGACGTAATGAATGAGTAATTTAGCTGTTGTTGAAACCCAATCACTGACTGATCTAGTGACAGCCGATAAAGCAGATAATGCTAGGATCATGGCTCTGCTGGGTCAAGCTAGTGAGTCGGGGTCTACGCAAAGCGTTGACTTTTTACCCAAGCTTGCCATTGAACATAACACTGAAGATGAAGAAGGTAACACCCTTCCGAGAGGACAGTGGAAGTTCAAGGATGCTTCTGGGCAGTGGCAACACTCCAAAGAAGTAACCTTCCGACCATTCCTACGACGGTACATGTACACTGTCTGGGACAATGCGGAGCAATCTTACGGCAGTATGTCGATCCAAGGGGCATCCTTTGGTGATGAGTTCTTTGACACTGCTGGTGGAATCCGCTGTGGTAAGCTCAACAAGCGTGACTTGGAAGGCTTGTCCTCTGATGATCCAGAGAGGACACTACAAGCTAACATCAAGTGCGCCCAAGTAGTCTACGGTATGGTCGAGACTGACTCTATCGAAGCTACACCCGTTGTCTGGTACGCTCGTGGCAGTAACTTCATGCCTGTTGCGGATTGGATTAAGACTCTAGAGAAGCAAGGTAAGCTGCTGTTTAATACGAGAGCAACGCTTTCTACGCTACGACAGAAGTACGGTGGGAACATCTACTACAAGTCAAAGATCGACGTTAAGGATTACGTTGAGTTTGACCCAGCGGTTGATGTGCCTATTCTTGAGAAGTTTGTTGAGGCTGTTAACTCTCACAATGCTTACATTGAGTCAGAATACAAAGAAGCCCGTGGGGACTTTGCTGACGCACGGATTGTAGAATCAATGGATGCTGATGACTAACCTCATCAAAGAATACTTGCAAATTTATTTGCAGGGTGTCGTTTCGGGGGAGAGGAAACTTTCCCCCGATTCTATTGCTCTGTTGTCAGATGAATTAATTGCGTCAGCAGAACGGCAGTTCTCAAACGAGAAGGCCACACAGAAGTGGCGACCTCGTATGTCTGGTCTGGGCAAGCCTCTGTGCCAACAGCAGCTAGAACGAGATGGCGTCAAGGTCAACAAGAAGATGGACTACAACGCTGTCAACAGGTTCCTATTTGGGGACTGGCTTGAGTCATTGCTGTACGTCGAAATGAAAGAGGCAGGGATAAACGTCGAGGCATACCAAGAAAAGGTATCGCTTGAAATAGCTGGTGTTAAAGTTAATGGCACACTTGATGTAATCATTGATGGTAAGGTGTGGGACATTAAAACTGCAAGCCCTTACGCCTACATGAACAAGTTTGCAAACTACAACAAGGTTAAAGACAACGACCCCTTTGGTTATGTGCTACAGGGCTACCTGTACAGCGCAGCCGTAGACAAGCCCTTCGGTGGTTGGATTGTTATGAATAAGTCGTCTGGTGAACTGTTGGTGTGTAACGCCCCATCTATACAGGATGAAGAGCGTGAGGCGGCTCTGGCTAAGGCAGAGTACAACATGACAGTGCTTCAAGACCCTACGATTAAGGTACAGAAGTTAGAAGACGAGCCTGAGATGTACAGGAAACAAAAGACAGGTAACCGAGTGTTGAACACCACCTGTTCTTTCTGTGACTTCAAAGAACATTGCTGGCCCAAGGCTGAGATGAAGTACAAGGTTGCTTCTGCCAGAGCAAACCCACCAATGGTTTGGTACTCCAAGTATGTTACGGAGGAACTTTGATGCCGGTGTTAGTAGTGAACAGAATTTTTAATTCTGATGTTAACTTTAACAAAGAATGTTTTTTTGTTTACGCTGAGAATGAAAAGCGAGAAGGAGGAGAAAGCTGGAAGCGTGGGAATGATCGTTGTTTGCCAATAACAATAAAGCGGGTTCCTGCTATGTCCATAGAAGCGTACTGGAATGATGACAACTACAAGTCAAACTGTAAAAAAATACAGAACGATTTAAACAACATAATCAATGTGTTAAAGTATGGTGCTTGTGTTTTTATTGAGCAAAATTTTTTATCTAGCGAGGCTAACAGCCCAATGAATACTGAGTGTCCCAAAACTAAAGAGTTTCTTTTAGACAGCATCCAATCTTTGCAATCCAGATACAGGCCCCCTTATGTCAAAACGTAAACGCTCGACACGAAATGCAATGGGCACAAAGTACAGAAGTAATTTTGAGGTTGGGTTTGCAAGTGATCTTATAAAACGTGGTGTTAGTTTTGACTACGAACCAGACTCCTATGAGTATGTACCAAACCCTACAACCTACACCCCAGACTTTTACATACCAGAACACAACTTCTATGTAGAAACTAAAGGGTTCTTTACGTCTGAAGACAGGACAAAACATTTGACTTTTCGCAAGCAGCATCCTAGCATTGACGTTCGCTTTGTGTTTATGAATGCTAACACCAAGATAAACAAACGATCAAAAACAACCTATGGTGATTGGTGTGACAAGCACAGTTTTAAATACCACAGCAGAGTTATTAATGACCAGTGGTTGTTTGGAGATGACAATGACGAATGACAATGTTAACAGCCCTGCTCACTACAACGTAGGTAATCTTGAAACAATTCAATTGATAGAAGAGTCAATGTCACAGACAAAGTTCTTGGGGTATCTTGAGGGCAACGTAAGCAAGTACCTAGCTCGCTATGAGCATAAGGGAAAGCCCTTGGAGGATTTAGACAAGGCTCTGTGGTACTTGAGTTACTTGCGAAAGAAGCGAGAAGAGTACGACATTAACCTAAAGTTTGAAAAGGGTGTTGGGCTGTGAACAAGTTCTATGAGTCAGTCAAGGAATTTCAAGAAGCCTTTGGTCAGACACCCTCCATACATAGGCGTGTAAAATTAATTGAAGAAGAGTACAAAGAGTTGATGGAAGCAATTCCATTGTCCTTAGTTTTTTCGTACTCCTCTGATGAGCCTATGCCATTCAACATGAAGAAAGAAGCGGCTGACTTGTTGTATGTTTTAACTGGGCTGTTCGTTGATTACGGCTGGGACATGGATGCTATCTTTGATAGGGTGCATGAGTCCAACATGTCAAAGCTTGGGGATGACGGCAAACCGATTTACAGGGAAGACGGCAAAGTGTTGAAGTCGTCAAATTACAAAAAACCAGATTTAAGTGGGGTATAATAAATGAACACAACTAATATGACTGAACTCCCAACCCCGTACCAGAAGTACATCCATACTTCTCGTTACTCCCGTTGGATGGACGATGAACAGCGCAGAGAAACGTGGGACGAGACTGTCAACCGATACTTTAATTACATGGAAGAGCGGCTCCAAAAACGTAATGACTTTAGTCTCGACAAAAGTCTGCGTACAGAACTACAGAGTGCTGTGCTGAACCTAGATATCATGCCGTCTATGCGGCTGTTGATGACTGCTGGCCCTGCTGTTGAGCGGTGCAATGTAGCTTCATACAACTGTAGCTACGTTCCTATCGACAGCCCAAGAGCCTTTGATGAGGTGTTGTACATCCTTATGAATGGCACAGGCGTGGGCTTTTCTGTTGAGCGTGAGTGCATCAAGAAGCTTCCAGAAGTTTCAGAACACTTTGAGGACAGCACAACAATAATTAAAGTTAAGGACAGCAAGTCAGGTTGGGCAAGAGCATTTAAAGAATTGGTGTCTCTGCTGTACGCAGGGCAAATCCCAACGTGGGATATGTCGCTTGTACGTCCTGCCGGTGCGCGGCTAAAGACCTTTGGGGGACGGGCCTCTGGCCCAGAGCCATTGAATGATCTGTTCCGCTTTGCAGTTAACATGTTTACTAAAGCGGCTGGACGGCGATTAAGCAGCATAGAGTGTCATGATCTCGTTTGTAAGACGGCACAAGTAGTAGTTGTAGGCGGTGTGCGCCGTTCAGCCCTTATCTCTCTCAGCAATCTTAGCGACGATCTGATACGGGCATCCAAGTCTGGTGACTGGTGGAACAACCACAGTTATCGGTCCTACGCTAATAACTCTGCTGTGTATAAGTCTGTGCCTGACATGAACGTGTTTATGAAGGAGTGGCACTCACTGTACGAGAGCCGGTCAGGTGAGAGGGGTATGTTCAGTCGTGCTGCTGCCAAGAAGCAGGTTGCTGTCAATGGTAGGCGTGATCCAGAGTTTGAGTTTGGTACGAACCCCTGTTGTGAGATTATCCTACGACCCAACCAGTTCTGTAATCTTACAGAGGTGGTGGTTAAAAAGAACGACACAAAAGAAAGTCTAGCTAAAAAAGTACAGCTTGCTACTATTTTGGGTACATATCAATCTACTCTTACTGATTTTAAATACCTCAGAAAGATTTGGAAGGACACCACAGAAGCAGAAAGACTGCTGGGCGTAAGCATGACTGGCATTCTGGACAACACCCTTACTAATGGTAAGAACGGTAATCTTGCTGCTGTGTTAGAAAGCTTGCGGGAAGTTGCTGTAACCACAAACAAGAAGTGGGCAGAGTCACTGGGCGTACCCCAGAGTACAGCCATTACCTGTGTGAAGCCGTCAGGGACCGTTAGCCAGCTTGTAGACGCTGCCAGTGGTATCCACCCCCGACACAGCAAACACTACATCAGGCGCGTTCGTGGGGACAAGAAAGACCCATTGACACAGTTCCTAGTAGATGCCGGTATTCCATGTGAGGATGCTGTTGGGGATGTCGAGAGCAAGAACACTGCTGTGTTTTCTTTTCCTATTAAAGCCCCGGAAGGAGCGATGATTAACGATGAACTTACACCTTTGGAACATCTTGAACTCTGGCTTACGTACCAAAAGCACTGGTGTGAACACAAGCCCAGCGTTACTATTACGGTTAAGGAACACGAGTGGCTTGCTGTTGCAGCGTGGGTATACGAAAACTTTGACTTCATGTCGGGGGTTTCTTTCTTCCCACACAGTGACGCTATTTACACGCAAGCTCCGTATGAAGAAATAGACGAGACTACCTACAGTGATCTGTTGTCTAGGATGCCAGAGGAGATTGATTTCTACAAACTCCAAGAGTACGAGAAGGAAGACAACACAAAGGGCACCCAAGAGTTTAGTTGCGTGGGTGATGTCTGTGAGGTAGTCGATGTCTGATATGCAGGACACAAAAAAAGAAGGACGCTTTATCAACGTCCTTTCTTTTTCTTTGATGCTGGATAAAGACTTGTCCTTATCACCAGCTATTGAAGTTAGCAAACTCGACACAAAAGAGTTTGTAGAGTTTATGGATGAAGCCCTACCTGATTTTGACTACACACACGACATAGCCAACCTTATTGGTTATGCAACAGAACTAGTTGAGGCTATCGTGCAGAGTGTAGAAACGTATTGCGGTATGCCTACGTCAGAACAAGTTATAGAAGAACCCCTAGACAAAAAGAAGGGTACAGTCGAAGAGGTATACGAGGCGATTAAAAAGACTAGGTTAAATTGAAGTGTTACTTTTTAACCAGTGATCCACCAAAGTACAGCCCAACAATTGCAGACACAAGGTGTGTGTCGAGTGGCGTTATGACCATGCCGGTCATCTGCTTCCACTGGAATATCTCCTTGCCATCAAAGAACAGGAACCCCGGCTTAAACTCTGTCCAGCCAACCGTAACAGCAATGTCTGGGTAGAAGACAGCAATTACTTTGGGCCAAACAATGATAGCTCCTATTGCACTCAAAGCAATAAGCCGTCGCGTCCAAGCAAAGTGAGGGTTCTCATACCGGCGAGCTTTGTCAATGACATCAGCTTCTTTGCTCATCATAGCCATCATCATTTTGTTGTTGGCTTCTTTTGACTTGATGCTCTGTCCCCAAATGGACATCACACCACCCAGAACAGATGAACCAAGCATTGTAATTAATTCTACAGGAAGTCCGCCTAACATATTATGATCCTTTAAAAGTAGATATCATCCACATAATACCGCTCCCGATGAGTGCAAGGATAAACCCTGCACCGTAAAGTCGGGAGCGTTCTTTTTCTAGGGTGTTAACTCTGCGAGACAAATCTTTCATATCACTCTGTAGTCTTTCGTGGGATTGAATAAGCGCGTCCATCTTTCCTTCAAGACGGCCAATAGCCAGCATTAACTCTGTGTCGGTAGCCCCGTTGTTGGTAACCATTAGTTTGATCCTGCTATCCCAAGCAGTCTTTCTCGCTCTCCTTCGTTTCTAACAGCCATAGTTAAACTAACAACATTAAGAACAAAGTCTTGAAGGTTAGTATCCTCTGTGCTGTTGGTAACTTCTAAAAGATTATACAAAGCTTGAGCTGTTTTTTCATGGTGTTCTCTTGATTGACCCTCACTTATTATGCCAACCATAATAGGAATTAGTCGTCGCCCACCTACAAACCTTGTTGCGTAAGGACTGTACCGCGCCCTACCAGCGTCTACGCCATCAAGCACATACTCTGCAAGACCGGGGGTAGACAGTATTTCAACCAAAGCTTTGTTTTTATTAGAGGCTAGTGATCTTAACAACCACTCCGACCCAACGTATTTCAAACTGACGACACCACGAGCCACACCCCACATACGAGACAGGGCGGCAGATTCAGTCATTTTATTTAGACCTTGTGAATATTCCAACAAATCAGTGGCATTGTCTGAAACAGAAGCAATTTTAATAAGTCCTACAACACTTTCATAATTTGATTGCCCTAGCACTTCTCTGTACAATTCACCGTGAACCTCAAGTTCTCCACGTAAGTCTTGAAAACCTACTGCCTCGACACGTTGAACTTTAACGCCAGCTTTCTCAGGATCAATAGCACCCACAGCAGTTGATTTCTGAACCATTGCGTCTACTATTTTAGCTCGCATGGCTTGTTCAAAAACCTCAAATTCTTGTTCTGTTACTACTTTACGAACATCGTCAAGAAGTCCTAGATACGTGTCTCTGGAATTTAAGCTTGCCCCTGATTTATCTGTCCTTGAAAGAATTTTTTCAAGAAGATCATCAGCAACCGCACCCAAATCCTTCTTTTGAAACAGGTCAGCAAAAATACCTAATGTTGGTGACATATCTTTTTCGGTTGTTTCTCTAGCTCTTGTAATTACCTTTTCAAAAATTCTACCAATAGTTTCTTTGTTTCCTTCCAACGTAGCTTGATTAAACAAAGGATCACTGTTGAAAGTATCTCCTGCTGCTCTACCAAGCATCCTTCTCATGTTACCAGATATAAAGGTGTTACCCCGTGCATCTGTTGAAACAGTACCAGCAATATTTTCTAGCCTTAAAAATTCTCTGGCTTCAACGTCACTTCCAAGAAGAATATCTAAAAAACCACCGTTTTCACGCATCTCAAACAAAGGAGAATTTCCGCTGTTGGTAAGGGTACGAAGCCTTCTTACAAAATCAACACTAGTTGGGCGGGTTGATTCACTTGCTCCGTATACCCTGCGAAGCATAAGATCACGCATTTCTTTAACTGCTCTTTCACGTAAAAGGCTGTCTTCTGGGAACATTCTGTCAAATATATCACGGCGTGTTTGCGTTGTATCTTCAACAATTTCCCCGTCCGGTGCATCTTCCCTAGCAGCTAGATTACGCCTAAGTGTAGCTTGACTAAAGGCAGTTTCAAATGGGCTGTATACATTACGATCTGCCTGTAAAGAAGCTCTAACGTAACGATCAAAAAATAAATCTGCTACGTTTTCTCTGTAGTATTTATTTGCGTTGTTTAAAAGACCAGCTAACTCACTACCTTCTGGAGCAGCGTATTCAATCCTAGTGCTTACGATACCGGAGATATCATGTAGTATTGCAGCGCCCCTTCTAGCATCTGAGTTGTTTAGTTTGGAAAGTCTGTAGGCTTCGCTGTTAAGTTCAGACCTAAATTGGACTGCTTCTTTAAGAGTTAAGGGTTCCAGTGCCGCAGAAAGATCGTCAATAGTTTTTGCATCGGGTGCTTCGCCCTCGGGGTCATCTATTGCCCTTCCCAGTAACTTAACTAGTTCACCAAAAGCTCTAGGGTTCATCTTTGAAAGATCACTAAGCGCGTCTTGAGCAACTTGAAGGCCCCCAGCACCGTAGTTAAAACCCAACTCTTGTATTTTAGTGTTGATAGCTACTACCAACTCTCGTGAAGCTACAGCCGGTTCGTTTCCCGCAGCAGCATAAACTGCCGCGTAATTATCGTCTGACTGCCTTTTGTTGTCAGCGTAAACCTCATCCATAAGGGTTGTTTGTCCTTTTCTTGACTTACCCTGTGGTGGTCTACTTCCTGATAACTCACTGTTTGAATCTAAAATACCAGCCCGTCGCAACGTTCCGTTTAAATCATCAACCAATTGTGTTTGTTCGTCAATAACTTTTTGGACACCTTCAGTTTTTCTCAGCAACCCAACAACACCTTCGTATCCTTGGTTGTCTGCACCAGAAAAAAATTGTTCGTTTATTTCATCAGCAAAAAGTATCTGTTCTCTTTCTGGCAACCTATCAAAAGCTGCTTGAAGTTGTTTTTCAGCGTCCCCTGTGCTTAACTTGTCAGGGTTGTTGCGGCCTAGTTGCATTCTTTTATTGATGTCATAAACATCTAGCAAAGCATCCTGTACATTTCTAAGCATTCCTTCGGGCAAACCTAAGATACGGGCGTGTTCACCCCGCATTGTGATTGCTAGTTTCCGCATTGCGTCAGGAACACCTGCGCCACTGTTTTCTAACTTAGTCAACTCTATAGTTAATTCAGAAAGTATCTCACCATACCCTCTTACAGCTTCTTGTTGTTGTTTATGAAGAGACTCCAACTGTGCGCTTCTTTTGACATCATCTTCTAGTGAGCTTCCCCAACGCCGACCCGTAAGTTTATTAAATGCGCCCCTTGTTACTTTCCCTATTCCAAAGTTACCTTGAATAGAAGCAGCTTGTCTGGCAGCGTCAATAACCGAAAGGGTAGTTCCTCTGGCAAACGAACCAGAAATAAGTTTTCCAAGTCTTTCAACAGTTTCGGGAGCTACTCCTGCTTCTGTAAGACCATCTAAAATTGATTGTCGGTTTTGTTTAAAAGCTACATGTCCCCGCATTAAAAGTTCAAATACTTCTGGGTCTTCTACTTTAAGACTACTTAAAGTTTTACCCAAATCTCTTTCAATGTTTCTGCCGAGTGTAGTGTTTCCTTTTCCTTGTGCTAAAACTTCAGATAATTCAGCAAACTGAGGATCAAACCACCGATCTACATACCCCTGTACTTGCCTGTACCCAAAATTTGCAAGCGGTTTTCCTGTGCCTACACCCAAAACTGGAGCCATAAAACCTACAAACAGACTTGCAAGCATCATTTTTGTTGGGTCTTCAAAATAACCAGCGTCAGTAGCAAATTTAGTAAATTGGTCTACTGAGTATAAGGAACCTAACGAGTAGGCTTCTTCCATAGCTATCGTTCTACCTACGGCGCGGCTGGTATCCAAACTTCCACGGCGCATTGCAGTAAACCCCCTACCAAAAACAGTAGCGGACTCTCTCATTCGTTTATCAAGTTCGCTGTAGTGGGCACCCCAATCGTACTGGCCGGTTTCTTTATCAAAAAACCTACTAGACCTTCTTACACCACTTTTGCCAGCTTCTATAGCAAACCTAACAGCACCCACACCAAACATCATTCCTAATGCTGTTTCGCTAAGTCCACTTGGACCGCCACCAACAGGAAAATCGCCCGGACCTTGTGTTGCAGCTTCTGGCGTAGATGGCCTACCACCAATACCTTGAGGAGCTACTTTAATACTATAATTGTTTTCGTTTGTAACGCCAAGTGCAGACAACGCGCGTCCCATGTCATTAAATAACAAGTCACTAAAAGTTACAGCATTTGGAGAAGTAGACAGTTTTTCCCAAGTCATGTTTTCTATTTCTTCTTCAGTAAACAGCGGACCTCTATCTTCTCTTAAATTATTTCTAAACATCCAATTGTGCCACTCAGCCATACGTGAGGGGCTTGCCTTGAATATTTCACCGTATGTAGACAACATTTCAAATACACGTTCTTCTGGCGAAGCAGCAAAATCAATAGCTGCACCACCAGCTTCAGCAACACCATAAGCTGTTCTCAAACCAAACATAAGTTTGTTTGCGTTGTCAACTTTATTTTCAATATCTTGAAAGTCAAAAGGAGCAGCTTGACCGGGGAGGGTCATTGTTTTAATAAGAGGGTTTAAGTTAAAGGGCTGTGTGTACTCTTTACCTGCAATAATTTTTTGACCCATGTCTCCACGCCCAACAACAACCTCATCTTGAACAAATTTTTCAGACATTTCCTCTATAAAAGTAGGATAAAATTCTTCAAAGTACTCAAGCAAAGGTGGGTTTTGCACCATAGTGTCGTAAATTCGTTGGGAACGAAAATTTCTTCTTTCAAGATCGCTGTACTTTGAGGAGTCGTCAAGTACTTTCATACCTGATTCCGTGTATGCGTCTTGCATAACCATCTCAAGCTGCGTCAAAAATTCACTTGGGGTATACCTTTCAGGATCAACTGGAAACTCTGCAAGTTCCCTGTCAACATTTTCCGCTCTCTCTGCTGAAAAGTATCCTTCTAAGCCGCTCTGTCCTTCCTTCATAGGAAAGTCAAACACAGTGTCTACGTTACCTGTTAAACGTCCCCCCGCCAAAACATCATCTCTGACTGCTACACCCAAGTCAAAGTGTCCTGTTCTGGTGTACGGTTTGCCAGAAGGAGTTAAACGACCATCAGGTCTTGTAATATCTGTAGGAGTCTTCATTTGTTAGTACTTCCTGCTGTTCCTGCCCTTGTATTAAGTTGACTTTCGTCTTCTTCTTCAACAGTTCTACCGGAGAAATTAGCATCACTAATACCTTCTAATCTCCAATACTGGTTTGTACTTTCGTAATAGTTTCCTCCTACATCGGGTCTTGCATCAACAATAGCTTGCCTTCTACGATATTCTACATCAGCAAGTCTTTTTGCAAAAGGAGTAGAAGTATCTCTTATTTTGTTATCAAGCTCAAAACCATAGCGTTCTTCTAGTTCCATTTTTTTCAAGTCTTTTTGTAGTTGATGGTGTAACCTCATCATTCCACTAGCAAGAATGGCACGTTGTTGTGCTGGTGTATTACCGAACTCCCCAAACAAAGCAGCCATAGTGTTTTGAAAGTCAGCATTAGAAACAGCGTTACCGCCACCGCCACCTTGAACAAACTTAGAGTAAGCGTAAGCTAAATAAAGTCTGTCCATATGGAAGTTATAGGTGTTCATTGCTGTTATGTTGTCAGGCGAAGCTTTAAGAACTTCAACAGTTTCATCTATTTGTGTTTGTATACCTTCAATTCTACTTGCTATTATTTCAAGTTGTTTCTTATCGTCTTCAGTTAAAGTGCCAGTATTAAGTTCAGAAAGCAATTGCTCAGAGAGTTTAATGTCTCCTCTTTCTTCAAGAAGAGATTCACCAGAACGTAAACTGTCGCCTGAACCAGTAAAAAAGTTTTGTACAACTCCCCCAACTTCTTGTGCGCCTGTTAAAACACTAGCAATTAAACTACGGGTTTCTCCACCTAATCTACTAACGTCAGGAGGATTTTCGCTAAGTAAACTTTTTACTACAGACTTTGTTGCATTAGAAAGATTAATTCCAGTTTGGCGTAGTTGGCGTCTCATTTCTGAAGGTTTTATTTCTCTAAAACTAGGATTTAGTTCTACAAATTGAGGATTGTCAGGATTTCTCCTACGGGCGCGTTGTACTAAAACTGTTGCGTCCGAACCAATTTGAAGTACTCTACTATCTGATAAAGTTTGTGTAATACTGGGGTCTAGATTTTGATTGCCATTAACGAGTGCCGTGCGAGTAGCATTAATCATATTAGCTCTAGCTTCATCTAAATTTGCACCGCTTCCTTCTTCCGTAGCATTAATAAATGCTTGTGCAGCAGAAAGAAAATTTTTATTTAGCATGATACTTTCGGCAAATTGATCTAGGTTGCCACTACCTATTCTAGCACTTAAACTTGCGTTTCTTGTAGGAGACGCACCAAGGCTTTCAGCGTCAACGCCAAACTCGCGAGTTGCTTTTCTCCACGATTCCATTTGCTCTCTTGTTGCTGGGCTAAAATTAGAAGAGTACTGTTGTTCCCAAAGGGTTTGTATTTCGGGCATACGGCCTACTTCCAATCCTAAAATGTTAGAAGCAGAAGGAGGCAGCTTGTTTAGCTTATCGTTATCTCCAGCGTATTTAGTGTACAAACTGCCTGTTGCTCGTGATAGAGCAGGAGCATAGTATTGTTCCCATATTTCCTGTGCTTGCTCTGGAGCAATGCCGCTATTTTTAATTATTTGAAAATGTTGTGCTGCTCTAACGTAAGCAGTTTTAAGACCTTCATCAAATTCATTAGCACTGACGTTTTCACCACCGTAAAAAAAACTTGCTCCCGGTACTTCAGTACCAGCAACCATAAATGGTCTAATTCTAATTTGACTTCTTAAAGCGTCTTTACGGTTTCTTTTTGCCGTTTCAATTTTAACTTTGCCTTCATACTCTCTGTCCTGTAACTTTATAGCATTTGCGTGTTGTATGCCTAGAAGTTTTGTTTTTTCATCAAAAGCTCGTTTTTCTGCTGCTTTCTTATCTCTTTCTGCTTGATAATGCGCTCCTGCAACAGAAACCCCTTTGGCAATAGCACTTCCCCAATTAATTCCCATCAGTATTCTCCTGTTGTGCTACGTCTTTTTTCATAGAAGCCATAAAACCTTTCATGGTTTCTTTTGTGGGTTCTGCTGGCGCTTCTTCTGCATCGGGATTTGCTTTACCTTCTACATATTCCATAAATCTTTCGGGATTAAGAGAACGCATAATGTCTGCAATTTCTTTGTCAGGTAAAACATCTAGTTTAACATTGTTGTTAAATTTTGGTGTTATGCCAGCACGATCTGCTTCGACAAGAAGATGTGCAGACAACGGAATGTTAAGCATTTCTGCAACATCAGGGGTAATAAGCCCTTGGGTAAACGCTCCAAATGTTGCTGTACGAACAAGTGTCTCAATAGCTATACCAGCGTCCATAAGACGTAACAGGTCATACCGTTGTTCCGGAACCATCATGCGTTCTTTAATGTTTTCAAAAGCATCGTCTACATCTACAATTTCAGGAGGATTATCCCACGGCCACTTACCGGGACTCTGAGTTAAACTATAACCAGCAGGGGCACGAGAAAACGGGTCAATACCGCTTTTGTCGTAGTCGTCTGATTGTTTGCGAGTAACAGCGCGTTTTTGATTTCTGTTGTATTCTTTCATTGACATGAGTTTTTCCTAGCGGTACAAACTAAAATTTCTAAGTCTTTCTTGAGTTTCTTGTCGTTGCTCTCTAGGTTTTTCTTGCAAATACCCATTAAGAATAGCAGCAGCTTTTTCTGCCGCCGCTATATTTTCATATTTAATATTTTTAAGCTTTTCTTGGCCTTCCCTAGCTGCCGTGCCTGATCTGTCTAAAAATCCTTGCACTGCACTACTTCTACCACTGCTGGAGGTGGTAGCAGCCCCACCGCCACCGCTATCAAACAAACTACCAGCAGCAGCCCCAATTACTGCGCCAGTAGGACCGCCTATTAGTCCACCAACTACTTTACCTATGCTACCTAAACTAAAACCCATAATATTTTATCCTTTACGATTTAGTTGGGAACAGCCGTTCAAATGCAATAGCACCAATCGCACCAATAGCACTGCCCATATTATCTGCATACTGCAAGTCTTCTGCAATGTCAGCTTTTTGAGCAACAACAGCAATTTGATGGGCGCGGTCAATAGCGCGTTCTGTTACTTGTACT